AAGCAGAAGCACAAGAAGAAGCAGAGCAAATTAATACAGAGCTAGACAGAATCAAGTCTTTAGCAAATTTATCATAACACACAAATCAACCAATTAAATATACATATGAACAATACGTTTTGTGTATATCCGTGGATGAGTATGACTTTTTTACCTAAGGGTAAAACAAAACTATGCGGTGCTAATCAAAGCAGTGCAGTAAACGAAAACGATAAAGTAAACTCTCAACTATTAAAAGAAGCTCGTTTGAAAATGCTCAAAGGCGAAAAAGTCAAAGGATGTGAGTTTTGTTATATCAGAGAAACAAATGAATATTGGAGTGCAAAGAGGACCGAAGGATTAAAGATATTTTCTAAATGGACAGATGAGATCAAAGCAAATACTAAAGAAGATGGAACATCAACTTTTAAACCTTTCTATATAGATTACAGAGAAGATGATGTTGAAAAATTAGCAAATGTAATTTCTTCTTTACCACATATGCACTTACTAAAACTTTATAAAATTGATTACAGCAAAGACTGGACTCCTGCTTTTAAACAAATTAAAAACCAAATGCGTACTCTATATTGTTGTGGACAAACAGATAAGTTAAGATTTGATAAAGAATTTTTAGATGTTCCTGCAACAAGAAGACGTGTATCGGTAATTCATAACTTATATAAGAATACAACTGCTGAAACAATAGAAAAGATAAAGTACTTACAAACTGTATTGACCAAAAGTGAAGACGAAATACAATTATACATTAATCTTGATAATGATATTCCAAATAATTTCTTAGAAACATTTAAGATTTTTGATAAAGTATTTCCTGACATTAGATTAAGAATATATCCAGATTCCATAAAAACTTTTGGTGGGGATCCTATAGAGTACTGGAACGAAGAAACAGCAGTAATGAAGAAAATGCGAGATATCGTAAACAGCACAACTAACTACGACATAAAAGCCTTGTACAAAGAGCTCTGTCAAAAATTTACAAATTACCAATAATAGTAGTAGACAATAGATAAATATAGTAGTATATTATACGTAATGTCTGATATACACTTAGGCACATTAAAAACAAACATAGGCACACAAGGAGGCTTACATTATGGCTACATTGGCTGAAATAAGAGCGAAGTTAAAATCTCAAGAAGTGAATCGCTCCACTTCCAACACAGGCGGAGACAACGCCATCTATCCACATTGGAATATACAAGAAGGACAGGAAGCAGTTTTAAGATTCTTACCAGATAAGGATCAAGATAACACTTTCTTCTGGACTGAGAGGAATATGATTAAATTACCTTTTGCAGGTATTAAAGGACAATCGGATTCTAGACCAGTTACAGTACAAGTTCCTTGTATGGAAATGTACGGAAAAACTTGTCCGGTACTAACAGAAGTTAGACCTTGGTTTAAAGATAAATCAATGGAAGATATGGGTAGAAAATATTGGAAAAAGAAAAGTTATATTTTCCAAGGTTTTGTTACACAGAATCCTTTAAATGAGGATAGTACACCAGAGAATCCAATTAGAAGATTTATAATTGGTCCTCAAATTTTTAATATTATTAGAGGTGCGTTACTAGATCCAGAGATGGAAGAGTTACCAACTGATTATGTTAAAGGTGTTGATTTTAGAATTACTAAAACAACAAAAGGTGGCTATGCTGATTACTCAACATCAAAATGGTCAAGAAGAGAAAGAGCACTCGACGAACACGAAAGAGCGGCTATTGATAAGAATGGGTTACACAACCTAGGCGACTTCAGACCAAAAGAACCAACAGAAGCAGAAGTAAAAATAATCAAAGAATTATTTGAGAAATCTGTTGATGGTGAATCTTATGATCTTGAAAAGTATGGTCAATATTTTAAACCATCTGGAATGGCGGCGAATATATCTATACCAAAAGCAGACAGACCAGCACCAGTTGAAAAAACTGCTGATCCTGTAAATGCTGAAGTTCAAGTATCTGAACCTGCACCTGCACCAACTACAACTCCAACTAATGGAAATGGAAATGGTGAAAGTGCCAAAAGGGCAGAAGATATATTAAAACTTATAAGATCTAGACAAGCAAAATAAACCCCTTAAATTACCAGAGCCTTAATGGTTGACTGTTAAGGCTCTGGCTGTTAAAATAGAAAGTAAAGTTATGGTTAAACCTTTTGACGCAACAAAATTTAGAAAAAGTATTACAAAGTCTATACAAGGACTTGGTATAGGTTTCAGTGATCCCACAGACTGGATTAGCACAGGAAACTATGCATTAAATTATTTGATGACTAGTGATTTCAACAAAGGAATTCCACTAGGCAAAGTAACAGTACTTGCAGGTGAATCTGGAGCAGGTAAATCTTACATAGCATCAGGAAACATTATTAAGAATGCACAGGAGCAAGGTATATTCGTTATACTAATTGATACAGAGAACGCATTAGACGAACAATGGCTACAAGCATTAAAAGTGGACACATCGGAAGAAAAACTTTTAAAATTAAGTATGTCGATGGTTGATGATGTAGCAAAAACTGTTTCAGAGTTTATGAAAGGTTACAAAGAGCAACACGCAGACAACAAAGAAGGTGCACCTAAAGTACTTTTTGTCATAGACAGTCTGGGTATGATGCTTACACCAACTGATGTTAATCAATTTGAAGCAGGTGAAATGAAAGGTGACTTGGGTAGAAAACCTAAGGCATTAACAGCACTTGTAAGAAATTGTGTTAATATGTTTGGTAGTTGGAACGTAGGACTTATAGCAACCAATCACACATACGCATCACAAGATATGTTTGATCCAGATGATAAGATATCGGGTGGACAAGGATTCATTTATGCAAGTTCTATTGTAATTGCTATGAAAAAATTGAAACTAAAAGAAGATGAAAAAGGCAATAAAGTTACAGACGTAAGAGGTATCAGAGCCGCTTGTAAGGTTATGAAAACAAGATATGCTAAACCATTTGAGTCTGTACAAGTTAAGATACCGTATGATACTGGTATGGATCCGTATAGTGGATTGGTAGACTTATTTGAGAAAAAAGGCATACTAACACAACAAGGAAATAGACTAAAATACGTAGATTCGAAAGGAAAGGAGCATTTAGACTTTAGAAAAGCCTGGGTTGGACCCAAATTGGATATGTTGATGAATGATTTTGATAAATTATCAACAGCAACTGAAAAAACAGTTGAAGAACCTAAGGAAGAATAAATGGCTGAAATGACTCACGAAGATATCGAACGTATTTGGAATTCATTTTCTCATTACATACCAGAAAGAAACAAAACAGACGGAGCAGTAGACTTCATTAGCACCTTAAGAGATATTGGTGTTGAAGATAAAGAGCTGAAAGCATCGTCTGACTACGATCCTAAATTAGAGGAAGCAGTTAGTACAGTTTTTGACGGTGAGGAAGAAGATACATACGATGATGACGAATTGGTATACTGAAGTAAGCAAAAATATAGAAGTGATCCCTCAATGTATTAAACATTTTGAGGAAGAGTATAAACAAGCAAAAAAAGAATGTTCAATCTGGGGTAATTTAGAAAAGGCATCTGCGGCTATGCCTGGAGTAGTTGAACATAGATTTAATCAATTACAAGAGCTCGAAGCAATACTAGAATATCTTAATATAGAAAAAAGAAGATTAAGATCTAAAACGTTTAAAAAATTTTTAGAAAGTTACAACAGAGTACTATCAAGTAGAGATGCTGACAAATATGTTGATGGCGATTCTGATGTTGTAGATTTAGAAAAAATTATAAACGAATTTGCACTTTTAAGAAATCAATGGCTAGGCATCACCAAAGGACTCGATCAGAAACAATGGCAAATAACAAACATTGTTAAGTTACGTGTAGCAGGTATGGAAGATGCCAATATCAAATAGAATTATCCTTACAGATGTAGACGGAGTTCTACTAGAATGGGAACATCATTTTACAGAATGGATGTTGCAAAGATCTTATTACGAAAACGAAGTTGGCGAAGGATACGTTGGTAAAAAAATTTATCCTTACACACTATTAGATAACAAGCAAAATACATACGAAATGGCAGAACGTTTTGGACTTTCAAAAACTGAAATTAGAAAAGAAATTAGAGAGTTCAATAAGAGTGCGTGGATGGGAACACAACAACCTATGGCAAATTCTCAAACTTGGGTAAAATTACTTGCCGCTGAAGGATGGACATTTGTACCTATAACGTCACAAACATCAGATATACCAGCACAACTGTTGCGTAAGAAAAGACTAGGAGAATTGTTTGGTGATCACATATTTAAAAATTACCATATACTAGACACTGGTGCAGACAAAGATTCGGCATTAGCGGAGTTTCACAACACCGGACTATATTGGGTCGAGGACAAGCCAAAGAACGCACTAGCCGGGCTCAATTACGGTTTAAAGCCTATATTAATAGACCACCCATACAATCAAGACTTTGAACATCCTGATATTACCAGAGTAAATAATTGGAAGGAGATACACGAAATTCTATCAGGAAGAAAATGAAAATATACGTAGGACACGACAGCAGAGAAGACATAGCATATCAAGTTTGTGAACACAGCATAAAAAGAAGAGATCCGTCAGCAGAAGTTATTCCACTTAAACAAAAACAAATGAGAGACCAAGGACTATACACTAGACCTGTGGACAAACTTGCTTCAACAGAATTTACATTTACAAGATTTTTTGTACCTTACCTAAATGACTTTAAAGGTTGGGCAGTGTTCTGCGATTGTGATTTCCTTTGGAAGATACCAAGTCACGAACTTGTAAAATACTGCGACAATAGTAAAGCAGTTGTTGTAGTGCAACACGATTATACTCCCAAAGAAACAACAAAAATGGACGGGCAGGTACAAACAGTATATCCAAGAAAGAATTGGTCAAGCATGGTATTGTGGAACTGTGAACATCCTAAAAATAAAATACTAACACCAGAATTGTTAAACGAAGAGTCACCAAAATTCCTACACAGATTCAGTTGGTTAGAGGACAACGAGATTGGAGAACTGCCACTTGAATATAATTGGTTAGTTGGTTGGTACAAAGAACCAAATGATGGCACTCCTAAAATATTGCACTACACAGAAGGTGGACCGTGGTTCGATGGATACCGTGATTGTGAATACGGTGATGATTGGAAAAAAGAATTAATAAATCTTTTTAGTTCATAATGAATACCTATTCTGTACTACAAAATTTTAAAAAAGAAAAACACTTTTTTAACGAACCTTATCCTTACATTGTAATTGAAAATTGTTTACCACTTAAAACTTTCGAGATGTTATATGAAAACTTTCCTGTGCAAACAGTAAAAGATAATTTTAAACTTGTTGACGGTCATACATATAGAGGACTTGCAAATGATTTTATTGGTTCTAAAAGAGTTGAAGCAAAACAATGTTGGATAGACTTTTTTCAATATCATACTTCACAAGAATTTTATAACGAAGTGTTAACTATTTTTAACGAAACTCGTTGGATTAAAAATGAGAAAGTTAAGGTTAGACATACAGAAGGTGATGCAAAAATAGTAACAGACACACAATTTGTAATACATCAACCAACAACTGGCACAACAAGAAGCACACACATTGATAATCCGTTAGAAATATATGCTGGTTTACTGTATATGAGACAACGAGGAGATAATGCTAAAGGTGGAGATTTTGTTATATACGATGCTCCTGAAATTGACAAAGTTGTTGCAAAAACAGGAAGAGAGATTCCAAAAGATATAGAAAAGAAAGAACATAAGAAAATAATTTATAAAGAAAATACTTTTGTGATGTTTTTAAATACTAACAAATCAGTACACGGTGTTACGCCAAGAGAAAATGCACTTCACGATAGACTCAGTATTAATATAATAGCAGAAGCAGAAAAAAAATTAGGACCTTTGTTTAAATTAAACGAGATTGTTCAATAATTCCCAGGCTGTTCCATTAGCCATTTCTTCCATAGAATAATTATTATAAGCAAGTGAACTAAACAATCCAACCCT